TGCAAATGTAAGTTTCTCTGCCACTTTTATCACTTCCTTTCCTAAATGTAGAATTTTCTGTATCTATCAAAGAACTTTTTTCGTGCTTCATCCACGGTAAGTCCTTGTGATACCTCATTGAGTTCGTAGGAGAGCTGCGCTATTATCTGCAAGAGTTTTTGTACCTCTGTGCTCTGGTGTGCGCTTATCTTCCCCGTTCTGTGATGTTCTGGTGTGAGTGGAACCCATAAGCCATCTTCATCTGCTTTTTTTCGGTTGGGACCTCCGAGACAGTGATGCCTCTCAACCCCATACTGACCGTTGATAATATCAAGATCCGCATATTTCATATCCACAATAATTGAATCTCTCATTAAATCTCTCCCATAAGCATATCCATTGATATAGGCCCATCCAAAACCTCAGTGTCGGCACAATAGTCGCACACCTCACATCTCAGAGGTTCAATTTCTCCATCTTTCAGGCGTTGAACCTTGATGATATTGCTTTGGAACTCTGCCAGTTTCTCATCCATAACCATAGGTGGAATTTCAATAACCTTAATTCTCGGATGAGGTATATTTCCTGGAGAAGTCTTATCTTTGCTAATTGCACAAATATAAAACGGTAACAATTTACCTGTGTTCTGCCTATATATTTCTCTATAAACAGCCCCTTGGAGGTCATATCCCCACCATTCGCAGAAATTAAGTCTCTGTCCGAGATCCTTTGCATAAAAAGTTTCTGTAACAGATTTTACGGTTTTTAAGTCAGTGATCCTTTTTCCATCGCAACTATCAATTTTGATTTTTACCGGTATGCCATTGATTTCCCCGGTCATAATTACCTGCTTATCTCCGGCCATATACTGCATAAAAACTTTGTCTTTTTCTGCCCTGTCAATCATTGCAGAGGCCTGCTTGTACTCGGCTTTCAATTCTCCGGCGGTTTTACCTCTGGATGAAAAGATTTCTGGGTGCTGTGCGGAAAATGTAGGAAGTGTCCCCTCAAAGTAGGCATCCACATAAGAACCTACCAATAACGGAGTGGTGGAGACTTCCTCTACTTCTCCCCGGAGTTTTGCCATCGCATAAGCCTCACAACCTAACTTTCCGGTTGTGCCATTGAAGTCCTTATACTGAGATACGGACACATACTGCATATTGGCTTCCTGTGAGTAGTAATTCTCCGGGGTAAGTGCGATGAGGTTACTCATCTACTTCCTTAAATGTTCCATCAATCACACCATCAGAATCCTCATCTCCGTTATGAGAACTCTGATCCTGAGACTGATAAATGTCCTGTGCCCGATACTTCTCTTTTGGTTTTTCCTTAACATCAAATGCCGAACCATCTTCAAATGCCTGACACTGTTCTGCTGTATCAAAGTTGAGGTCAATCAACTTACACAGTCGGCGGAGAACTGTTTTCTTACACATCTCTCCGTAACTTTCTTTCCAAGCCTTACTGTTTGCTGCCTTTGAGAATGTCTGTCTGGTATGTTCAATGTCCTCTTTGCTCATGGTGTCGTACATCATGGAACCGTCTTTGTAGAGGACTACCGCAAATGCACCGATAATCTCTCCGTTTGAAAAAGTCTTAGGTCTGAAATTGACATACTGCTTACCGTTTTCAATTACTTCCTCAAACTCATCTCCCTCACGGACTACCTTTGCGTAAATGTCCTGAATAGGATTGCTCGAATCTCTCTTGCACAGCTTGATCTCTCCCTTGTAATCAGTCTGGAACTGACACTGATTTCCGTAAGGAATTGCGTAACACTCTCCGTTAAAGAAATCGAGACCAAGGAACGCTCCTTTTAAGAGTGTTCGCACAACGGTCGGTGCTTCACATTTTGAAAAATCAGCCTGTCCGTCCTGCAGAACCGTCATGCAGTTCTGTAGAAATCTCTGCTTGTTGAATTTCTCCGGCAGAGCCGCAACCTGTTTTTCAAGGCTTTCGTCCAGTCCTTTATGAACTGCCACTAAATAATTTGTGTCTTTTGTTGCCATAAATAACCTCCTTGTATTTTTATGAATCTGCCTACCAAGAAAAGGCTATGGCAGGCAGATTATTTGTTTTATTCGCTATCGTCTGTACCCCCCCCCGAAA